GCGCCGTTTGGTAAGTCCATCAACAACCTGGCCTTTTACCTTATTCCAACGAATAAACTGTGCGGCAACCAGGTTTTTTTCAGTTCCGTTATTTAGTAAGCGCAAAAGTGTTGACCTGGAAAATGCACCCATGCCAATATTGTAAGCCAGTGAAGTAAGGGCCGTAAGTTGGTTTGCATTGATAGGCACCTTTACCAGTTTTTTAATTTGTGTTTCCAGGGCCGCCGTATTAAGCCGCAACCAGGCAAGTGCCTTTTCTTTTGTAATTACATCACCTTTTTTTATTGGCAATCCGGTTTCGGGATTAATAGTTGTGCCGTAACCAATTGTCCAAATATTACCAGTGTCCTGGTATGCTCGCAATCTTAATCCTTCAAATTGGGCAATAATCTTTGTTGCACTCACTTTTCTACTAATTAGCAAAAGGCCAACAATGGCCAGTGTAATAATATAGTTTTTTGCTTTTCGCATTCATTAAAGGCCGGTTTTGTCAAAGTCCTTTGCAACACCAAGGCCCAGACCACTGGTAATTGCGGTAAGTCCTTCAATGGTGTGACCTTTTAAAATAAGGGCAATGCCACTTAATATTGTTGTAAAGCCGAAAAACGTTGTTTTCCAGTTACGCGGTTTTTTTAGTTTCATATTTTAAATAATTTATTGCATTGTACATGATCGTGCCAACACCAATTGTTGTAAGGATTAATTTTTGGCTTTTATTCAGTTTTGGCCGGGATGCGGCATATAACATAAAAGGGCCAAAAAAAATTACATCGGCAATTCTTACAAATTGTGTTTTCATTCTTTGTCCATTAAGTGGGCAACAATAATATCCAATTTGGTTTCCAACCTGGTAAGGCGGTCACCGTGTTCATCATGCTTTTCCATGGACTTTTCCAGGGCCTTTACACGGTGGTTAAGTACACCCCAGGTTGCGCCGGCACTAAAAATGGCACTAATTATTATTGTTAACAACTGGTTGTCCATCACTATTCTTTTTTGTTTCCTCGGCAATTGCCTGGTTACATTCGCGAAGTTTTGCTTGCAACCATTCAATGTTTGCCAGTAAATCGTATGCTTGCGCTTTCAGTTCCGTTAATTTGTCCATGATTAAGGTATTAAGGTTAAGTTTAATTGACTACAAATATATTGATAAGCGGCCAAATTAATGTCCTGGCTTTCACCCCAAACAATGTAATCACCGCCACTTATTGTTGTGTTGCCCTGGGCCAATGTTTGTTTTGTTTGATTGCCTTCGCTATCGGTAACAACATTACTTATTACCCAATAAAATTGTGCATAATTACTTAAATTATCATTGACTATTGATGCATCAATGTAATTTCCTTGGCTTGCTTGTCCGTTAGTCCAAATTTGGACTGTTTGTATTTCGTATCCCATATTAAGTTACTATTGCTAATTTGTAAAGTGTTCCGCCAACTTCAAGTTCAATATATTGTGTTGCATCCAGTACAACGGCGGCGGCAACTCGTTGACCGAATTTCCAATATGCAGCAGTTCCCCCAACGGGTGTACTTGTTTTTAAACCACTACTATCAATAGTTAATTCAATTGTTTCAGTTCCATTTTTATCACAAGTAACAAACAATCTTCCATCTTCACTACCAGCCGTATTATCTATAATTTGTGAGTATATTGCCGTATATGTATTAAATGAATTGTTACTATTGTATAATTGTCCCAGTAATCCTGCACTTGCGGTATTTGCACCAAAGGTTCGTCTATAAATTAACGCGTTTCCGTCATTTGAACTTATTGTAGCCAAAATAGCGGGATTTGCAATTCCACCACTACCATTAACATCAATTCCCAAAACACTTGTTCCACCTATTGTTGCAGTATTGTTTATTAGTGCAGTTCCGTTTACTTGTAACTTTTTCCCCGCGTCAACACTTGTACCAATTAAACAATTTTGGCTTGCAGTTAATCGCATTGCCTCAAAATAACCACTTGAACCCCTACCATTGAAAACTAAATCACTGTTATTGGCTAAATTGACACTTAAAATATACCATTCGCCATTTGGTTCACTGGTTAATGTTATACAACTATTGTAACCCGTTCCACTTGTTAAATTTCGCCATTGTCCTACAACATTAAATGTTCCACTATTTGAAGCACTATAAACCAATGAACTATCATTTCGCATTCTAATCCTACCGCCAACACCTTCAATGATTGTACCAGTTGAAAAACTTGTGACACCAACCGCAATTTTTCCATTCAAATAAGTATCGCCAGTAACTTGACAAATAAAATTGCTTGTTACATCACTATTCGCGCCAATATGAAAACCACCCGCCGCATCAAAACGGTGCCTTCCAACTGAATTCAATGTTCCATTACTCGTTGTATAAACTGTTAAATATCCACCGGCATTTGTACTTGTATATATTTCATTTGCATAAATTTCAATTCCAGCACCGCCGGCAAATTGTGTTCCGTTATATCCTCTACCAACATAATTTCCCAAATTATCATTCTGGTTTACCGCAATTTTACTGGCAATAGTTCCTCTACTTCTATACGTTGCCAGTCCACCAATTTCAGCATTATTGGTTGCATAATTTTGTATCCAATTTGCACTATCTAAATTGGTATAAGTTTGCAATAAATTTATTGTATCATCAGTGCCATTGCCGATAATTACTCTACTTGTACCATTTGTTGCAAAATATCCATTATCCGTAAACCTACCGGAACCACTTACATCCAATGTGTAAGCCGGTTGGTCAGCAAGTGAACTGTATTGATAATTGATGCCAACAAAACGGCTTTGTTGGTCAATTGAAATTACTTCTTTTAAACCTTGAACATCATAAATGGAAAAACGGCGGTAATTAATATCACTGTTCCAATTATATCCAATTTGATATTGAGAAACACCGGCACTTAAAAATGCTTGCAAAATGGATGGTGTTGCACCGGTGCCATTAAGTTGAAAACCAACATCAGCAGTTGAATGAACATCTAATGCCGCACCGGGTGTTGCAGTTCTTACCCCAATACTGTTAGGACTATTTACAATTATATTGGTATTAAATGTACTATTTTCATAATCTACAATCAAAACATCTTTTGCAGTTCCACTCCAAGTATTATTATGAAAAAATCTATATCGTTGACCGTTTATTGATATTGGTTCAGCATTATCGCCAAGTTCCAAAACCATTTCCGAAACATCACTACTTATTGTGTTACCATAAATACGCCAATAATCGTTTGTGGCCATTATTTGTTTAATGCCGTAATTAGTTCCACTAATTACATTATTGCTTGGCAAATTTATTTCAGCATTTGAAACATTAATTGCATTTACACTTTGTGTTAAATAACTACTATCCCCAATGCTATTTGTACCTGTAAAAATAGTAAATGTATTTGCCGTTCCGCTGCCGGTAATTGTACTTGAACCAGGCCCACCAATCAAATCCCATCCGGTGCCATTATCCCGGTAGATTTCAAAAGTATCGGTACTAACAAAGAGTCGGCCCACTTGTCCGGCACTGGGCCGGTTAGCAAACGTATTACTGTTAATACTGGGTGAACCAAGTTGGTTTAATATATTGAAGTCAACAAACATTATTAATTAGTGTAACGTTTGAATAATGCGGTTAATTGGTTGGTTCCGGTACCGCTAAAATTGAATGAATACACTTTCACCAATATTTCATCCTGGTTTCCGGTAATATTCCAGGACTGGTTTGGTGTCAGTGTAAAACCATCAATTGTAACATTACTTGTGCCAGTATTTACAAAAATCACACTGTTACAATTTGTATCAGTTTGTGAACTACTGGTGAAAATTTTTGTTTCAGTTATGTACTTTCGGCAAGTCATTTGCATTCGCTTTTATCCTTTGCGTATCTATCCGCATCGGTTGTTGTATCGGGTAAAAATGTTGTTTGGTCAACTACATCAGCCACCATTTGTCTGGCCGTACTGGATGCATTTTGAACACTGGGTGCATTTGGGCCGGTCTTTTTCTTGCGCATTAGATACCAAACAATGTACACACCGGCGGCAATGTATATCCAATTTCTTTTCATAACTTATTTTTAAAACATTACTTCATCACCGCCAATCCTGGGGAATGAAAATGTTGCTAATTGTTTTGTAACGGCCTTGGCTTTCTTTTTGCTTATTCCTTTTTGTGTTGCTCTTTTTACCGCCGTTCTTTGCGCTTGCCTGGCCGCTTGTTGCCGTGCATCCTTGCCAAATATGTTTTTTACAACATCGGTTGCCTTATCCAATAAGGATGGCCCAGGTTTAACGGTTTGTGCAAATTCACCTTCAAATTCTTCGGCGGTTTGTTTTATCGGCATGTCAGCCGTTACCGTTACTCTTGGTCGGCGGCGGAAATACATAAAGGCCAATGCACCGCCAATTAATAATATTGGTAAATAACTTTTTTTCATCACTTGTTTTTTAATTTGTTTGTATATCCAAGCAATGTTTCAAGTTGCTTGTCGCTTAATCCATCCCATGGCAATATACCACCGCCGTTTGTTAAGAATGTAAGCAAATCTTCACCATACATTTGTGTGAACACATCGGATAAAAAACTTACTTGCGTTTTTGCTTTCAGTTGTGAGAAAACTCCCACGATCATGTTGAAATCATCCTGGAATATCCCAAATGCATTGTGAATTTTCCGTGCATAGTTTTCAGCCGTTGCCCTGGTAATTAATGTTCCACCATACCGTTTGTAATATGCCGGTTTCCAATAACTAATTGGGTTTGTAATTTCCTGGCTTGCACTTTTTGTGCCTGGGCCGGCGGCAATACCACCGGCAATCAATAACCGCTTAATGGCCGTAAATGCCAGTAAGCCGCCACCGATTAACAAAACATCGGTTGTTGATATTTTAATTCCTTTTGCCATTATTTACGAAGCATTGATAACAAAAATGAAATTTGGCTTTCGGGCATTTCGGAAAGTTTAATCAAATCATCCGGTGTTACACCTTTTGCAAATAGTGTTTCAATTACTTGTTGCAAATCTTCGGCGGTATGTGTACCGCTTATGTGTTGTACTTTCGGTTTCATAAAGTTTCCGGCTAAATTGCCCAAAATTCCAATTAACATTTGTTGCACTTGTGGTTGTTGTAACATTCCGGCCAAAATGCTTGATGGTGTGACTGGTTGTTCTTCTTCTTCATCTTCTTCCATGTCAGCCAACCTTTCGGCACGAATGGCCCTTAATTCATTCAAAATTTCGGTATCACGGTCATTCCTTGCAACATATTGGCCCGGCATCCCCATCATGTGGGCCGGCCTTTCACTAACTACAAAATACATTCCAATTGTATCTTCCAACTTCTTTTCCTTGGCACCTTTTATGTTGCCAACTGTTATATGGTAGTTTTCAAAATCCTCTTGCGGAATGAAACTTAATGCATTTGCCAATCTTTCGGCACCCTCTTCCTTACTTTTTCCATGGTACATACCTTGGCGGTATTTTAATGCCGGTTGAAAGCGGCAAAGTTCCCATGCGGCTTGTTCCTGGTCATTATACCAGTTCATTACTTGTTGAACACTCCTTAATGTAGGTACGGCGGCCATGTTGATTGATTAAACGTAATAAACACCAAAAATGAATGAAAAGTTTGTTGTATTTGCCGGTGCGCTTGCAATTGAAACAAATGATTTATCCCAAGTTACTTTTTGACCTTGAAATTCATACAATGCACGAACAAATGGTGTACTTGCGCCAGTTGTTGCCTGGGTACGAACTAAACTAACCAAGGGAATGCGGTACAAATCTTGCCTTTCATTTGCATACAACACCAAATAACTTTTTTGAAGTATTGCGGCGGTTGGTGCGGCAACATTGTTTGGACTTGCGGTAACTGTATCAACACCAAATGTTTCCATTGCAAGTAATGAAGTGTAACGAAGTTTTGGCAAATCGGGAAAACTCCATTGTGTTCCAGTTTGTCCGGTTGTTGCTACGCCGGGAACCAGTAATTCAACCAGTTCGTATTTAGCGGCTTTAAATGCCATTTTAATAAAATTTACTTTTTTAAAAATAAGGGCCGGCCATTAACCGGCCCTTTGTTTTTTTCCCAAGTATTAACGAACTGGGGTAACGTTTTGTGCAAGGTGACCGCGCAAAATAAGAATGGCACGGCTGTTTGTTTCAACGGCGGCCATTGCGGATGCAAGTTGAACTTGCAATGTATTTTGTTTGGAACCTACAAGTACCCATCCTGGTTCAATTGGATAAAATGCACTTGTTCCACCATCTTGTTGGTCGCGGTAAGAAATACCGGAAGTTGAATAATCAGCATTCGCGGTTGTTTGTTGTTGCGGTACTGAATAATGGCGGTACAAATCGTAAGCAGGCACAATTTGGCGGTTGTTAACAGTCAAAGAAAGTGAACTGTTATACCAGTTAAATAAACTGGTCGCGGTGTTTGCGGCACTGAATACGGTTGTGTTTGGATAAGTACACAACTGGAAATTAGTTGCGGTGCTTGAACTTGGAACTCCAAAGAAAAGTCCAATTTGCGATACATAGAACGCATCTTGAAGGTTCAATCTTTGTTCCAGGTTAGTCGCGGCGGTTGCGCTTGCGCTAACATCGTTTACTAACACCGGGAATTGATAATTCGTAATGCTTGTGGAAAGGGAAACTTCCAGGCGCAAATAACTTTGAGAAAGCACGGCTTGACCTAATGAAAAGCCGGCGCGCTGAATGCCCTCTTTTGCCTTTTCAAAGGCCAGGCGGCTACCTACTGTTGATGCCATAATTTTTGTTGTTCAGTTCGTTGCCCTGTCCCCGGCTTTTTTATTTTAAATAAAGGTGAATGCAAGTGTCATGCAATTAATAGTCCTCACCATCTTCATCCATACCGGCCAACACACTCAAATCATCACCGGCCATAACATCGTTATCACCGGAAATAACTGAAATGCCATCGGGAATTTCACCAACGGTTACTGGGAACTCCATTGTGTCCATCGCACCAAGGGCGGGAACCAGGTTGCCAACTAATCCGGCACCACCGGCGGCAATCATTCCATTGCCCAATGATTTTCCAATGTCACCTTTCACGATCGTGGGGAACACAAAACCAATCGCGGTTACCGCCGCATTTTTAATACGGTCATCACCAATTGGAAGCATTGCCGCCACTTTCTTGCCAATTACGGCACCGGCGATAATTCCAAGGGCGGCGGTGAAATTTGCTTTTCCTACCGCACCCATTCGGCGGCCACTTCTACGGCGGCGCGCACTTTTTCTTTTTCTTGCCATCTGTTTTTTTTTATTTCAAGTTAATACATCCGTTTACCACAACAAGTTGTTTGCATACCATCCAGGCGAATTTCTCACAATCCTATCTTTCGCATGCCTGATTTTATACAACCTTCGCCGTTTATTGGCAACCTGGGAACCAAACATTTTTAAATATGTCGGGTAATCCAGGTAACCCCTGGCACCTACACTTGTCAAATAGTTTCCTTTTCTATCATAAACATCAAGTTTTTTGCCTTTCCTGGTACTGGGCCGAACAATCACATTCAGTTGCCTGGCTTTTCTTTTGGTATATGGCAATATTTTATACATCACCTTGTATTTTTTGCAATCATTTGGTTAGTTTCTCTTAATTGCTTTAATAATTTAGTGATATATGTTTTGTATCTTTTAATAATTTTTTTTGCCAATATTTTATCTTTTGCATCCAACCTACCGTATGAATTTTGCACTGTTGCAATTCTTGACATGTAATAATCAATGCTTTTTTCAATATTATTTCTAATTGCGGTCATTTGGTCATCAATACCGCTAACAACACGAATATTCACATTGTGGCTTTTTGTGTCCGTGTGCATTTCAGTTGACTTACCTTTTTTGGCTTTTACTTTTGTTGCACTTTTCTTTTTTATTGCGCCAACTCCTGGTCGGCCAAATGGTGCTTGTTGATATGCTAAACTAACACGGTCTTTTTTGCTTTTATTGGCATCTAATTTTTTCCTTTTTTTAAGCCAGGCGGTTGCGTTCTTATGTAGTTTTTCGCGTTCCTTTGAATAACCAATTTTTTCACCTTTTCTTTCTTTTGAATATAAGATGGCCCATGCTTGTTTCACGGCCTCGGCTTGTGTTAATCCTGGGTTTTTCTTACGAAGTTTGCCGGCCTCTTTTATTGCGGCCTTAAACTTTGCCCTGGCTTGTCTTTGTTTTGCGGTCATTTTATTTTTTTGTTACAAAATACAGTACGGCGGCACCGCCCAGTATTAAGGGTAAAAAATTTGGTTTTCCGGTTGTGGTTGTTACCGGTGCGCTTTCCTGGAATACCTGGTCGGCAATGTCAATATTCTCGGCCTCTTTTGCGGCCTTTGGTTCCAGGGCCTTTTTTGCTAACTCCTGGGCCTTTTGGTTCAACGCATCTTTTCCCAGTTGTACCAATTCCGCCGGTTCAATGCCAATGCTTTTCAAAATATCACTAACCTTCACAAGTAATGGTGCGGCGGCGGCGGCGGTTGCGGCTACCGGTGCGGCACCAATTGTGTCATTACCGAAAATTCTTTTTTTCTTACTTCCTTTATCAAATGCGTTTTTTAATGCTTGCATTTTTCCGCCGGCACCTTCCCAAAAATGTTCAATTTTGGTTGGTGCCTTTTGCCAACCTTTTTGAAGTTTATTTGCAAGGCCGCCAAAATTCAGCGCAACCAGGGCCAAAAATGCATTGCGAACCGGTGCGGCGGCTACTTTTAAAACAACCTTTGCACCTTTCTTTAATGTTTGCTTGACTGTTCGGCCTGCCGCCACGCGTGCCGCTTTAACTTCTTGATTAGCGGCTTTCTTTTCCACCTTTGTCGGTGCCGCTTTTTTGACGGCCTTGGCTTGTTTCAGTCGCGCTTTTTGTTCCTTGGTTGCGCCAACTCCGGATATTGAATAAAGGGCCATATTTTTTTTATCTATTGAGTAATTGTAAGGTTTTTTATAGTCAAATTCTTTTAGTACGGGATCAATCCAAATTTCATTACTGGTACCAGGATTAACAACAACAAACACATGTTGTGGTTGCTTGTCAAACATTCTATAACTGGAAAAACGGTAAGCAAATGGAATGCCTAAATTTTGCAAAATACCACCGGCGAACAATGAATAGTGTTTGCAATCACCGTGTCCAGTTGCCAGAATGGCCGCCGGACTTTTTACAGTTTGCCGGTTGCCTGGTTCAATCACATATTTCACATTTTTTTTCAAAAAATTGAAAATGCGTTTTGCCGTTTCTCTTTTGGTCGGTGCCTTAAAAAAAGAACTTATTTGGCTATACTCCGGCGCATGAATTTTATGTGCCTCGGTAATTGCCTCAATAATATCACCGGTTGACTGGTCAGCAACAATCATTTGTTGCTTGTTTTTAAATGGTTCCAACCGGCCCATTATTGTTGATGCATCCATCTCAAATAACTTTTGTTTCAGCAATCGGAACAACCAATCCATCAACATTTGCTGAACCGGTAAAACTTGCATTCACTTGGCCGGCCGGACTTGTTAACAATTCACGAATTGAATTGAAAACTCCCATTGCTGATGGTCTTGCGCTTAATCGCAACATGCTTTCACTGTTTGGTTGAATAACCTGGTCACCAAATGCACTAACGTTTGCCAAATATTCACCATTTACGGAAACACTACCAGTAACACTTTTTATAGTTACTTGCTGATTAGTTGGGTTTTGAACCGCAAAATCTACATTGATAACCGGTGCAAAAAGGGTGCCACCTGGTCGCAATCCGCGAAGTACAAAATTTGCCTTTTGGCCAAATGAAAACCTTGATAAAAAATATAAGGCGGCGGCACCACCTACCAACCACAATATGTTTCGCATTCGGAAATTGAATGCGGCTTTATGTTCTTCATCGTTTGTCAGTTCTAAATTACAAAAAACATTCGCAAATAAAAAAATTTACCTTTTCACAATTATTCACATTCACATTTTTTGTTTCCGTGTGCATGCCTTTGTGGGGCTTGCACAACGGAAACAAAGTTACAAAAAATTTGTGAATAAATCAAGTTTTTACCAAGTTTTTTATTAACATCACTTGCATTCACCTTTATTTAATAAAAAAAGCATGGTGCATATATCCCGGCCGGGCATAAAAAAGGCCCGGTTAGAAAACCAGGCCGAACAATCCTTGTGAAACCAACTTATGCTTGCTTATGAGAAACCAAATATACTACTTTTTCTCAAAATCGCTTTTAAGCCATGTGCGGGGTCAAATTCGCCGCTTTTTGCATCGTACCAATTTATGTACCAGGCACCAAGGTTGGCACAAAATTCGCCAAATTTAACCAAGTTGCTAATGTTCCGGTACTTCCTGGGCCGTGGGCCTTTTGGCCCAAAAAAAACTATTGCCGTTTTGATTATTTTAGGCATTTGCTATATTTTTACAGTGAATGCAAGTGACTTGCGGTTGGTTCCGAAGTCGTTTGTCCGGCCGGTTCCCTTCGGGTTGAACCGGCCTTTTTTTTAGAATGGCAAATCATCCGTTTCCGGGTTGTTATTTATTGCCGCCTCTTTTACCTCTTGCACATCACCCAAAATGTCACCAGGTTGTTGCTCTTGCATTTCACTGGCAAGCAATCGCAAATAATTGTTTCCGGCCTTGCTCTTGTTAATCCATCCGGCCAGGCGGAATTTTTTGCCATTAATTTCAACATTGCCGGTGTAATCCGGTGAAGTTGGTTTTTCCTTTTTGTTCCGGTAAAGTGAACCGGTGTTTTTTTTGTTTTCCATAACTATTGTTGTTCGGGTTCCTCCGTTCCCAGGTTTAAGGTTTTTTTACTTTTTTGGGTATTGTAATTGTGTCCGTTTCAATAATTGGTACCTGGTTCCACTGGCCATCAAAATTCATAATGGCTATTGGTTCAAAATCATCACTACTTCGCAAATATTTTGGTTTTAATATAAATTGTTTGGTTTCCCGGTTCCGTTCCACGATCATGGTACTTTGCGCCCAACGGTCAGTGTTGGAACCTAAATGGCCAAGGGTTTCGCCGTGGCCTTTACCCAAGTGAAGTACACCAATCATTAAAATATTGTATTGCTTGGTAATTCTTTTGAACCAGTTTGTAAGTAACCTGGTTTCCGTTTCATCATTGTAATTCAAACACAAGTCCAAAAGTCCATCCACAATAATAACGGAACAATCCGGATGATTTGACAAATATAGTTCAATCATGGCCCGGATGCGCTTGGGCATGTCCTCACGAAAAGAAAAGGCATCCAGGAAATCGGGAATGCTCTCTTTACTGGCAAAGTTTTTAATCCTTTCCATTTGCCGGTAAAAATCATATTGTGAACTCTCGGTGTCAAAATAGGCAATGCGGTTGCGGTCTTTTGGTGTTTGCATCTTTATTCCAAATATTGACTGAAACGGCGGAACCAGTGCGGAACTAATCATTGCGGCGGCATAAGTTGACTTGGATGCCTTGGGTAGTCCACTTATCACGCAATAATTTTCCAGGCAACCAACTACCTTACCGGCAATGGTTAATACTACTTGTTCGGCCTTTGGTTTTAGCAAAGGATTATACTTCCGAACTTTAAGTATTTCGGTTAATTCCTGGTCGCTTGTCATACGGTTAATAATTCCAGTAACTGGAAAGCCAAAGCATAAAAAATACAATTACAAAAAGCCAAAATTTTGGATTATTCCACAATTTGTAAAGTGTTTTCATCTTGGTTAGTTTTATTAAGTTCATCAATTAATAATTCAGCCGCCGTAACACTGGCCTGGTAAGGGTTTAACTTTTTACCCTCTTTTGCGTAATCTTTTTTGGTTTCCAGGAAATACGGCAAAAGTGTTATTGCAAAATATTCGCGTTTTGTCATGCCTGGAATTGGTGCCAGTACACGGCCAAGGTTGTCTTGAACTATTTGCGGCGGAAAAGCCGGAACATCGTAAGTTTTGTGCATTGTAATAAATTTTTGATTGTTTGTGGTAAAAATGCAATTTCAATAATGAATAAAAGAGTAAAGCAAAGCGGTGTTGCTACAAAGAAAAAAAATAGCATTTCACCAATAAACTTAATCTTGCTACGCATTGTGTACCTCGGTTAAGTGTTTGGCAATTCTTTGATATTCATCAATACTATCATCAATCAAAGTGCGTAATTCCATTTGTAAATTGAAAGGAATTAACCTTTGGTCAATAATAACTTTGTCACCATCCGGAAAGGTGACAAAAAATTCAACCTGGGTACCAGATAAATGTTTGCCCAGGAATTGCAATGTGTTGATTTTTCCATTCAGTTCGGCCAGGTAAGGGCCGACCTGGTTAAGTAGGTCTTTTTGCATGGTTCCAATTTTGGGTTAATAATCGTTTGTCAATACGAATTTATATTACTTTTTCGCATATAAACAAAAAAAAATAATGCCGTGACTGGGCATTATCTAAAAAGTAGTATAAATCAATAATTTATGAAAGAAATAGTTCCGCTTCTAATTTGCGGCGGTTTGTTAATCCTAGAACCTCTTTGCCTTTTACTTTATTCCAACGAATGAATTGTGCGGCAACTAAATTTTTATCGCTTGCACTATTAAGCATGCGAAGTAGTGTTGACCTGGTAAATGCACCAATGCCAATATTGTAAGCCAGTGAAGTTAATGCCGTTAATTGATTGGCATTAATAGGCACTTTTACTAATTTTTTTATTTGTGTTTCCAGGGCCGCCGTATTAATCCGCAACCAGGAAAGGGCCTTTTCTTTTGTAATAACATCACCTTTCTTAATAGGTAATCCGGTTTCCGGATTAATCGTGGTGCCATAACCAATTGTCCAAATATTACCAGTGTCCTGGTATGCCCTTAATCGTAATCCTTCAAATTGAGCAATAATTTTTGTTGCACTCACTTTTCTACTAATTAGTAAAAGGCCAACGATGGCCATTGTAATAATATAGTTTTTTGCCTTTCGCATTCATTAAAT